CCTTTTGCTATGGCTACTGACATAGCAGCTACGGCAGTTGCCGATATAGCTAAGGCATTTGGATATAGCCGTCCGCCCGTAACACGCGCACTCATGCCGGTACAAACCCAGTGTGTTGGACAGTTTGCTACCACCAACACGCCTGACAATGTTACAAAGCTTACATATGATGATCTACAAGAATTGACAGTAGATCCGCGTATTTCTGGATTGGACAACGATTGTGACAACTTAGCTGTCAAATCTATAGCCGGGAGGGAGTCATATCTTACTACCTTTGGCTGGCCTACCGCAACTTCTGCCGAATCGTTATTGTGGAATGTGCGTGTCCAACCGTCTTTGTGGGATGAAGTTAGTGTTGCAGGATCCACTGAGTATCATCTCACGCCTCTGGCAGTTGTATCTATGCCTTTTGCGTATTGGACGGGGTCATTGAAATTTCGCTTTCAGATAGTCTGTTCAGGTTTTCATAAGGGGCGTTTGAAATTTGTTTATGATCCCAATTACTTGCAATCTAACGAATATAACGTTAACTACATGAAGATTGTAGACATATCAGAGACTAAAGACGTCACGATGCAGATAGGCAATGGACAAGAAGTCTCGTTGGTTAGCAAATTGACACCTGCTATTGACAGTGTTACTCAGTGTTTTAGTTCCACCCCATATACGTCAACTGATGCCGGCAATGGAATATTATCAGTCTATGTTGTCAACGAACTTACTGTACCTAACAGCACTATCAATAATGATATTCAGATTAACGTTTTTGTTTCTGCTGCTGATGATTTTGAAGTTTTCATTCCTACTGATCACTTTCAGAATTTTGTTTTTAAACCTCAATCAGGAACTCTTTCAGACCCGCGCAGTACTGCCAATAATGGTATTACTGCGTCTGAGATTCATATGTTGGGTCCCACTATAACTGTTAGTGACAAATTATCGTCTGTTTATTGCGGTGAAACTATATCTTCCATGCGCAATTTTATCAAGAGATATAATTTGTCTCGCCGTTTGGGTATTGCCGCTGTAGGGGCTGGCAAGTTCCACCAATACACTTTGGCTAATTATCCAATGTTTCGTGGACATGTGACATCTGCCGTAGATAGCACCATTTCATTTGCGCCCTATAATTTTGCCAATACTGTTCATTTGCATTGGATTACTTCTTGTTTTTCAGGTTGGCGTGGTTCTATACGTTGGAAAACAGTCGCAGCTAACACTACATATGATTATGACTTTGGCAAGTTAGAGGCACAAAGATTTTCTGACAGATCATCATACACTTCGCGCACTTCCACTGTGTTTACATTGGACTCTCCTAGTTACAATGCAAGCACAGCCATTACAAAGGAAAATATTTCCTTTATTCGGGGCCAAGATGGAATTCCATGTTCTGGAGTGGAAGGTATGGTTGTCACCAATGGATCTTACAAACAGAATCTCGAGCTTGAGGTTCCTTTTTATTCTCGTGATAGGTTTGTACCAGGTAAAACCGATCAGTGGACTTTAAAGTTCGATTACGGCGGCTTCTATTTGGGAGCCGAACAATATTCAGGTAGTAATGGAGTGCTAGATTTATATTGTGCCGCAGGAGAAGATTTCCAAGTTTATTTTTGGACGGGTATGCCTCGTCTTTTCTATGAACAAGCTCCACCCCTCCCTGAGGAAGCTTAAAACCAGCTATAAAGGTTACCGCACTGTGGTCGTGCGGGTCAGGCGTTGCCTGATGGACTATACC